CATAATCTGACATGTGTCAGGCTCACCCAAAATATTATGAAGTGGATTCAAAACCAATAAGGTCAATCTGCCAAGCTCCTCAGCAGTATAATCGTCAAGGTCCACTGCTCGTTTGGGAGTGATAAATGGTATATCAAACACAGCAGCCTCACTGGCAGCAGCATCTACAAGCATATGTGGATAACCACTTGCTGTATAAATATTCTGTGTGCCATCATGACCATCCATATCCGGATTTGGCGAGTAAACAACCATAACCTTCCCATAAATGAAACGACTTGCGGTTAACCGGACAGTAATGCGGAAACCAGTTTTGATGAGTGAAAAATCATTGACTTTCTCCTGGATAAAATTTTGACCCAGGATTGCACCCAACAAATCGATTACCACAACTACTGCACCAGCAGCTTGTGATGTAGTCCAATTAGAAGTGGCTAAAAGATACTGCCGTTGTAGACTCTTATTTAGATCAAACCACTCAAAATTATGAGATTGATGAACAATCTGAAGAATGGATGAATTTACAGAAGACTGACTAATAGGTGCAGCATCCTGATAGGCTCCTAATTGAACCTCTTGTGTGACCTCAACTGGGTTAACAGCTCGATCAGTGAACTCTTCGTTCCGTGTGGTTGACACAGCTTCTTGTGTCGCAGCAAAAGTATTGCAATGAATTTTAGTGTCTCCCGACAATAGTGTCACACAATTTTCCGTTCGGACGGCCCGCGCAACAGGGTCGGTGTACATTTCCACAATGTACGTTTCATACAGCAAACGCATAGCATAAACTGCATTGTAAATTTCTGGCCAAACACTCTTGACACAGCACAAGTATTGGTCACTCAACCTATTATAAGTAACTCTACCGTGATGAGATAGTTCCCTGAAAAATGAATCTGATTCTGAACACTGCACTAAGGCAGGATCAATATCTCCATGATACCAGTATACAATCTCTTTAACAACATCCAAATCTAATGGTGCTCTCTTAAAGCCATCCTCATCTTTGAATTTCCGACCAATGAAACCCACTGTCTCCATCGTGTCCGATCTATCCACCGCATCTTTACTAAAGTGGGTGTAATCCATATCGAATCTAGATTTGAAATAAGGAGCTA